TTACACTTTAGACAAGTCATCCTTTGTCACTGATTCTATGTACCAATTCCCATCAACAGACTGCAGTCTGGTATATCCTACATAACACAGAAATCTATTATATTTTTCATCATAAACACGTTTATTGTATTCAAAATACCCATTATTGTTTTTAATATATATTGCTGTATTCAGGCGAGTTGATGGTGTTGGAATATAGATTGTCAATTGAACACCATCCCAATCTGCAGGAGATGGCAAGACCAAAGTAGGCGTAAAACCATTACCTTGAGTAAGTATATTCAAACCATCTTTTAGAGGATTAAGAACGTATCCCGATTCAAAAATCAGTCGTTGAAAACTCGTATATACTGCTTTTGCTCTTAAAATTCCGACTATATCGGCATTGATTAATTTTGCATACCCCGTTTTAAAATCCAAAAGGATATTCGGTGTAAAGTCATTCGAGCCGAACCCTTTATAATTTGACGTCAGATTGCCGTCAGCATCAACACCTTGTTGTGAGAACATATAGTCACCGTAAAAGACAGCACTCGCCAATTTTGCGAAGTTAGCCATCAGGAGTTCTACATAAATGGCCTTGTAGTTTTCAAACGGTATCCAAGTAGCCTTTGTACCATTGACAGCATAATCTTTTTGGGGATTATTGATGTTTGATGGCATACCTTGTCCGACCCATGTTGTGACCTGGTTCATCACATAATAGATACCATTGTATAGTACATAAGGAGCGAGCATATCCGTACAAACATAAGATGTATGTAGGTCATATTCACCTGCCGGGTATGGCAACATACCTCGTTTCCCCTGCTGAAGGAATTTAACTTCTCCTGTTTTTGTTGCTAATGTCATATTATCAATCTTTAGTTGTTATTGTCCATGCCACGTTGCCGCCTGCCTGCTGACACATTTCATAAGTACAGGTACCGGAGGCGGAAGAAGTATTAGCCGTAGAGGGATTAAGTATCACGCCGGCACTGTCCATGAAAACAAAATAGAATGTCATATCCTTGGCCTTCGTTGTCTCTCCACGTTTGACAAGAATAGGCCTGTAGACTACCGTATCTCCTGCCTTGCTGATGGTCTCATCTTCCGGTGTCGGATTGGTTATGATGTCATAGGGATCAGACAAATCGATTACCGTCTGAGTATCCAAACCAATAAGAGTAGAATCCTGATATACCTCTACCTTGAATATGCCGGTAGTATCCACCATGCTGTCCGTTACCGTCAGGTTCTTTCCGGTTTGTCCGCTGATCAGGTTCCATGCATTGTTGATCATCCTGTACCATTTGTATGATAAACCGGCTGTCAGTTCCGAAGCTCCCAAACGGGCAACGGCTGACAATATAACACTGCCTCCCTTCTCCCGGATGGCGAAGTACTTGTCATCGCCGGCCATGATGGTCACCACTTTCTGATTTCCGACTCCCTTTGTTATCGGGATAGGATAAACCCATTGTATTTCATCCGAAACATTACCGACTGTCACCGTTGCCACTCCTTTGATCGTACAGCTTGCGCCAGCAGAAGCCTTCACAAGGTTCTTTACTACCTGAAGGCCGTAATAGTTTGTGGTACCGGCAGCATACGGCACAAACCTGAAGTGCCCGGTTTCACCTCCGAAGGTATTTGTCGACACATTGGACGTGAAATTAATAAGTACATCGTTGAAATACCACTTAATGGAAGATGGCACAACAATTCCTTCAGCTACACGGGAGGAAGTCAGCAGGAAAGACAATGTAGGTTTCAATGTCGTAAAATCCGGCGCTATGTTTGTAGGAGCGGATGAATCACCGTCATATTCCTGGTATAAGTCACCTTTATCGCACAGGATTGCCGCCATATATACGCCGGACTTCTGCGAAAAGGTCACCTGTCCGACTTTACTCGCTATGCTCATTGGTTACCTCCCCTTCTGTATTATCAGATTCCTCAGGATCTTCTACTTTATATTTATCCGGCGTGCTAACTTCAGTGGGATTGTCTGTTCCGTCGATCTCTGCCTTCGCTTGCTGCGGAGTAAGACAGACACCTCCTACTTCCACAGCACGCTCGAACACGGTATCGCCGGGAAAGCCCGCTACGTCAGCCTGCCATAACAGCACATTGCCATCTGCTGTTTTATTACGGGTAGCAGTCAGATCGAGCGCATCCGCCACCTCTTTGGTTACTTTGATATAAAATGCCATAATCAAGTATTTTAAAATTAAACAATTCTTTTCCTTGCAACGATAAACTTGTTATCGCTGTTTACGATATACTTTCCGTCAGACGTTACCAGAGCAGCATAGGGGCCTCTGTCTATTACTGTCAGATCGAGCATCATCCCGTCAGTGAAAGGGATACTCGGATTGAAGCCGGTTGCCACCAACGTGTACGAAGAAGCCCCCGCCGCTTTGGTTCTCCATTCACAATCCAGTACCTCGGAAGGGTTAGGGATATCACCTATCGTATCTCGAATTATAGGCTTTGGATATATTACCGTCGTGCCATCGGTCACCTGTTGCGGTACACCTTTCCAGTCGACTTCAATTGAAGGTATCCGGCGGCGGATAGTAGTAGATACATAGCCAATACCATCATCAGGTGTAGAAGCCGGAGTGCCATCCTTGGAATAAGAGGCTTTACAGACATATATCTGATCCTCACCTATATAATTCCGGTCGAAAGTAAATACATTCTTATTGAGCGACACAAACTCCCAGTCGTTATCACTGTTACCGTCAACTATCTGTTCAAGCGATCCATTTTCAAGCTTCCGGTAAAAGAAGAACCTGCATTTATTCGTAGCGGTCACATCCGTATCTCCTACAATCAGCTTAGCGGTGATCGTTTGCTGTACAGTGTCACGCAGAGGATTCCAGTCCAAACCTGAAGGTGAGTCTATCATCAGTTTAGGAGTCGGTTCACTGCCATCCACCGAACGGATTAACCGGGTAAAATTGTACACGTATGTTTGCCCGCTACGTTTACTGTCTACATACTCGGCATAAAATTCAAGTGTGACGGGATTGATGGTAGATACGTTTTTCTTCATCTGAATCTTTCCCTTTTCCGATCCTGAATCTGTAATTACATAATTGGTATTAGATGATGTGATCAATGTTCGAATACCGCCTATACGTTCATACCATTTCATGTTCGTCAATGAAGCATTGACAGTACCAAGCTTGGCAACTGCATCCGGATCGGTCGCATTACAGCGGGGGAAGAGCGTCAATGGAGTAAGCGTATAGTCCGGGGTATATTCATTCTTATCAGCCTGATACACCTGCATATCCGGTACGCTACCTACAACTTCGATGTCTCCACTTATCTGAAGAGGGCGATAGTTGATCGTTATTTTGCGCTGTTTACTCTGCATAATCAGGTATGAGATATAATTCTTACAACTTTGCGGCCTGTTTTTTTCTCAACCGCTTTTTTTAATGCTTCTTCGCCATAGAATTTCTCTACGTGAACTATAGTCATCGAACGCATAGGGAAAACTCCTAATAGCCTATATGAGTATTCCACTACATGCGGATAAAAAAGGCATCCAATTTTTTCCATAATATTACAATTTAAAAAGGTACATAATCTGTTGTCTCATGATTATTCTGTCCGTCACGCAACAGCACTCTTGCTATAAACTTGCATCCAGTCAGATTCATATAGTTGGGACCAAGGTCATCCAATGTTAGAGGCAAGGATTTTCCGGCATCGGCACGTTTCACTGCCCAAGCATTATCCTCTGTCACATCACCGGTGTCTCTTGTCCACTCAATATCTTCGTCGAGGATATGATCGGTCACATCCTGATTGTAAAGATCACCGGTTATGATAAGGGTTGTAGTGAATTTCTCAGCATCAAAATGCCATCCGTTGGTACTTTCTATGTCTATAGTGAAATCCGGATTTCCCTCAATCATAGCCCAACCAACACTACCATACCTGGGCACATCAGTGGTACCGGTAGTAAGACACATCCATTTACAGCCATAATGGTAAACGGCATCATACATATCCAGAGTGGATTTATAAGGATCACTAACAGCTTCCTCGGCACTCCATTTGCCACGATTGTTTTCTGCTCGTACAGGAATTCCTTGGTAATCTATACGGTGGATATCCTGAACAGCAATACCACGGCAGTACACGTATGTATGCAGGTAATTGATTGGAAGATTGTCGAATATAGACAAGTGTTTCAAACGGCCTATGAGGATGGAATAGTTATTCTCTTCCAGGATAGGCTTTGTCACACCATCAAGCATACATATACACTTTTCGCGACTGGATAAATACCAATATCCTTGACGGTTTTCATTCACTGGATTACCCCGATGACTTATAATCATCAACGGTTCAGGAGGATAATTCTTGCCACCGGGTACTTCATCATCAGGATACATAACAGCATTGATTGTATTTGCTGACGTGTCAACGTGTAAAACACGTAACCATGAAGTGTAATAATCACCATCTCCGGAAGCGAGGATGTTGGCCACTCCATAGACCACATCATTTTCAGCCAATGCCGTGAAGTCATTTTCCCAACGTTTACGAAGTGGTAAACGATAGGTACCATCTTCCAATAGTTCGACGCTCTCAATCGTGCCAGATTCGGAAAAAGAATAATCTGATTCCATAGCAGACAAACGGTTGAAGATCACTTCCTGAACAATGAGAGCAAAACGAGCTTCCAAGGTATCAGCCTGTACACGGCCATCTTTAAGTAGAATACCTTTCCCGGCAACTAATGAGTCGATGGTTTCACCAACTTCGGCACCCCCCAATAACTTCAGCAGGAAAGGGGTTTCATCAGGCTTGGATTTATGAAGGAAAATTTTATTCAGTTCTTCTAAAGAACACTGTGATAACAGATTCAAAATGCCCACCAAGGTACGTCCGACACGTTCTCCCGTGTTTTCTCCCTCCCGGGTAGCATACCGTACCTGCTGGGCTAACTCTTTAAGTGTTTCAATCGTATCCGCCATATCAGTTGAATGCCTTCCTACAGTTAATAGCTTTATAGGGTTGCGATAAGTGTATTGCCGCGACCACCCCGTAAAGCTGGTTATCATTATTCACCACATAATCCGCTTCCACCTCTTCAAGCGTGAAGGCAAGCCATTGTCTTTTCACCCTCTTGTCTTCGATTACCTGGTTCAGCATCTCATCCAGAATACGCTCACACTTATCAAGTGCAGCCTCTATCTGCTCGTAGTCTGAAGTATCGGACACATGTTCCAATACGAATAACAGATAATCACGCTCCTTCAGGTATGCCCCCGGAGCACCACCATATCCGAACCCTGAGCCACGGTCCAGAATCACCGCCGGATAGTGAAGCACACTGTCCAGTGCCGTGTGCTTCTCCCGTTCGGATGAAAGGAAATGTACCTCGTCATTCTCCTTGTGCCGGATATCGACATGGCGTTCGGCCAAATTCTCTATGTACTCTGAAAATGTCATTTCTTCTGTTTTTGAGCGTCACGTATTCTTTTATTGAGCAGGCGGAACGCCGTTGCCACCGGCATTGCCTGGTATTTCTCCATCACCGCCACATCATCACCGACAAAGGCATCGAAGATATCGAGCCAGTTGACCGATGGCGCGGCGGGTTTATTTTTGTTCTTCTCCGGTTCCGGATCTTCATTCAACGGAAACAGGAAAGGGAACGCCTTGGAAAGCCACCTCTTGACAAAAACATAGTTCAGGAAGATGGCATACTTGACATGCCTGTCTATCTTCGCCACTTCCGCCAGCCGTTTTTGCAATATCAGTGGTTTCTGCCTGCTAAATAAACCGTTTTTTCCACCTGCCGGTAGGACAATATATTCGTTATCCTTCAGGTACAGCATTGATATGAAAGCATCCAGTGAGGCATCCTTGCCGTCGCGCGCATAGCGGTTGAAGGCGGTGTCCACATGCATGAAGTGCTCGAAACACATCCCCTTCAGGCGTTCACCCGGTGCTTTCAATCCGGACACACCGGAAAGAATAAAGCAGTCCATCCGGACACGACAGTCGCTGATGAACTCTATCAGCTCACTCAGCTTATACCTGTAATAGCTGTCCGCAATGACACCGGAAGGCAGGGGATAGAACTCCTTCAGGAAGGATGATTCATCCATCTCCTGAAGGTAAAACCGTGACACAAGCAGGAACTGCGACGGTGTCAGCTCTTCCCATTTCTGAGGCACCCGGCGTATAACCTCACGCCGGACTCCGAAGCTGCGATATGCAATACGAAGCTCTCTCATACCCAGAATGTACGTTTACGGTCATTGTCCCGGTCGAATATCCTTCGGGGATCACCGGCATAGTAATCAGTAAAATAACTGCGGGCAATCCGCAGCAATGCCGTCATGTACATGTCGGCATCCGCCTTCAGGTTCTGTATCTGTACGGCTATACGTTTCGTATCAACCGGCTCTTTCTGTTCATTACTCTTTTCACCTGACCGGATTGTTGTAAAGTACAGTCCGCGGTCTGTAATGCTGCCCGTCTCCATCAGCAGCCGTCTGACCGCCATTGTCCCGATATAGCGGGAACAAGCCAGGCGCAAACGTTCCACATTCTTCTGTTGTTCTCCATCTTCAGGGGGATTAACCAGCCCGTCAATCAGATGCTCGTAAAGCCTGTCACCGATAGCCGGCTGAAGCAGCATTTCCTCCACAAATTTCAGATGCGGCTGCAACCGCAGGAAGATAATCCGGCTGCCGCCAATGAAACAGACATCATTCACGTCTGCAGTACTGCGGACAATGGCGGATTTCCGGTCTTGGTAGGCTTTCGAGGCGGCAAATTCCGGATATTCCGCTATATGGGCATACAGGAACTCAAGCAGCTCATCCAGCGCATTGAACCCCTTGTTGCGGAAAGACTGCCGAAGATTGTCTTCCTGGTACTTATATACCCCTTGAAAGGTTTCATTGTCGGACTTCTGCCGTTGAAATCCCGCATCCGTAATCCGGACACTGATTTCATCGAAATCATTCCAGAACGCCAGGTTTGCGTTCGCGCGCTGGCAGATCTCAAGCAGCCGGGCATCCTGTTTTTCCCGTTCAGTTGCCCCTTCAGTATTCGGTTCCAACACATCCGGATCCGGACCGAAATTATAGATTTCAACCACTTCGCCCGCCATCGCATCGCCTAATAACGGTACAAGGTATTGTCGGAAGGCACCCCGAAGCGGTGCCTCCATCATGTCAAACGAAATCGCGGTATTCACCTTCATCAGTGCCTTGAGTTCGGCACCCTTGTTCCATTTCTCTGCACTGAATATCATTAGCTCAACGTTTTTTTGGTACCGCTACCGGTATCGAGGGTTACTAAAATGGTATTGCGGAAACGCAACTCACACTCCGGCATACCGTTCATTTTTATGTAGAGTTCAATCGGATCCAGAATATTCTGTCGGTCAATCCAGGCATTGGCAATATTCACGAGGAACGCCTCACGGATATTGGAACCGCCCTGATTGCCGGCGTATGTACCGCCCGGCATACCGGCACCGAGCACATTGGGATTGACCATTAAGGCAAACAATATCTCGGAGTTGGCGGCTGCCGATACCGGAAGGTTGTCGCTGCCCTGGTATTTATTCTCCAGCGGCTTGATCTTCCATTCCTCTTCAATCCTGCCGTTCATCTCATTGACGGCATAATGTGAGAAGATCGGTTTCTCCGCGTTGTCCGGGCCGCAGAGATTCTGTTCTACCGAGTCCATATACTTTTGAATGGCCGCTTCGCGTTCTGTGACGGAATAGTCCTTGGAAGGGTATTTCTTCTCCCAATAGGAGTATGGTATCTGTACATGCCACTTCCAGGTAATCTGGTTCTTATAGGCTTTCTTAAGGAAATGGGGGATAAGATGGGCAATCTCCACCCATCCACAAACGTATGCCGGCCACCAGACAGGCATGCCGTAAAGATCGTCATTGCTCCAGCTGTCACGCACCGGCAGGATAAAACCGTTCTTCATCTTCCCGGCAAACTTTAACACCTCGGCGTGCATCTGCGGATCGTACTCGGAAAGTACCTCCAGCTTGGTGTACTGCCCCTTGTCCGGACGCTGCGGCCAGTATCCGGAAACAATACACTTGCAAGCCCCGTATTCATCCACTTCGGAATAGCGCCGATAAAGCGCATTAACCGGATTGACCCCTGCAAAAGAATTGCCGGCTGCCGACGGAACGAACTGGACAGCCCCGTTGCCGAACTTCAGATAATCCCGCAGTACCTTCTCCATGTAGCGCCTTACATTGCGGGAAGCGACAAAAGCTTGTACCCGGCTATCGATAACGGGCTTCAGTATCTCGTTGCCGCCATCATCGTAACCGTTCACCGTACAAGGATAAATACCCTGCCCAAGTGTCAGGTTCCGGAGAAATTTCAATCCGGTATTGAGCACACTGGTGTTGCCAATCTCTTCGGCCGCCTTCTGCGGGAAATCATTCTCATCTCCCCATGGGCGCACCTTCACCCCGTCGATGTCTATGTAGCTGACATTCGACAAGTCGTATGGCGACAGGATCCTGGCACGGTCCTTCATCTCGTTCTGCGGTGCCCCGGTAGTCTCTCCGAATATGTACGTGGATTGCATCAGCAGGGGAATGCCGCTTGAATTAAACAGTATGTTCATCAGAATACGATTTTCATTTTGTTATACTCCAGTATCAGGTCTATATCCACGGGATAGGGATGTCCTTCGGGATTGCCCTTGCAGTCGCAGGGCTGTACACCCCGAAGCTGGTATTCCTTCATGTTCATGCGTCCGGCACCACAGGCGTATGCCTGCGGGATAAAGTAGACCTTACCCTCCTTGCTGACGAATTTTATCGAAAAGACGCGCCGGTTCCCGCGTTCATCCCTGCGGATATCCATGTCGGCCAATGCCAAATTTCTGCGTATTGTTTCCATTGTATTGTTATTTATTCAAATGTCCTGTCAAATGTATAATCGAAGATACCGCCCCTAAACGAGTACCTGTCAAATACCTGATGCTTCCGGCTTGCCGGGCAGAAGGTCAGATTCACGTTTACCCGCTGGTTGCCCATTTTCGTATGGGTAAAGTCAATATCCGTAATAATGATCTCCATCGGCAGCGAAGGCGTGTCGTACCATCGCTGTACCGGAGAGGTAAGCATGTCTATCAGGGCCTTGTACTTGTTTTCGTCCAAATACCCGGTATTGACCGTGCGCAGATCATTGAAAAACGGATTGAATCTTCTTTTCAGCTTCACCATGTCCGCGATATCACCCTCCAGTTCCGGACTATACTGCACCAATCCTGAGAATGAAATGGATTCCGGCAACCCGAATACATTGTAGTAGAGAAACTGGTGCATTTCACGATGGCTTTTCCGGTCAATGACATACCTTACAAGGTCCGTCAATGTGCCATCGGTGATGCGTGCGTCATACGATAAGATATTGTCGGCCCTGAGACTCGCGAGTTTGCCCACCTTAACCGGACTCATGTTATATGCCATCATCCGGTTGGCATCGGAGAGTTGCAGCTCAACGGTTTTCTTGACGCTGCTGCCGGATTCCAGGTGGATGATATCCAGATACACTTTTGTCTTGTCAGACACGAAGAAGGAAAGGTAATCAATCGTATTCTGCCTGATATGCTTGATTTTATAGCGGGAATAAAATATGAAGCCGGTCAGCGGCTCGAAAGACACGCGGTATCTTGAGTGGAACACATAAAGCGTGTAGTCAGCAGTTGCCTCGCTATCTGAAAGGGACAGTTGTACCGTCATGGGCGGCAATATGATCCGGTCATCACCGCCTCCCAGTTCCGGACGAACGAAATACTCATTGATGATATCACCCGGATCGCAAATGACGACTGCGTTTCCACTGTCCGGGTAATATACTTCAGAAAGCGCCTCCTGCCCGTCAACCGTCATCTTGAAAGCCAGTTTCTCATGTACGTCCGTAATACGGATATCCTCCATATCGGCGGAAAACAGATATGTGTTATTGACCAAATTCGCTACCATCTCCACAGATCTTTAGATATACCCAACACCAGTGATTTATTGTACAGGTCATAGCCCGCCTTGAATTCCCACGACCTACGCCGATACCCCGCGGATAACACACAGCTGTAACGCCCGGCATCCAATCCCAGAGCCAGGGCATTGTTATAAACGACCGGCTGCCGGTAATCCACCACTACGGTACGGCCAAGTAGCGCATTGCGGGATATGATATCTGTCATTTCCACCCGCAGGTAAGGACGCTCAATAATCGTATCGAGATAATGCTTCTCCGAGAAATAGTCGGCCAGTATAGCCGCCGTATCCACTTCTGCGGGTACCTCACGAACAATCACCTCCGGTTCCGGAATGGCAGGGCGTATCGTATCATGCCTGGCCACCGTTTCCGGAACGCGGACAATACTCCGGTGACGGGATCCCAGCCGGTAACCTGCCCAACCGGAAAGAAGTGCTATAAACGCACATAACAACATGCCACTAACGTTCCGTTTCATCGACCTTTCTTTTAAATTTGTCCGTAACCGTCACCCACAACATGCCCACCTGCCTGATCAACGTATCTTTAGGCTTGCCGTCAATAACCGCCAGATTCTCCAGTATGCTTGTCACGTGCTCCACACAGAACCAGGTCATGACGAACACTTTGACAATGGAAAAGAACAGGGTGGCCAGCAGCATGATGAAGCTTTCTTCTGACCCTGCCTTGCTCTCCAGATAGAATGAGTGCGTGATATAAATGATGGTCAGCCAGATACACAGCTTGATGATGCAGCGTGAGAAACGGAAGGATTCAAATCCTATGCCCCGGACTTTGCTTGCCCTAATGCCCGTCCACATCTCGGAAACAATGGCGATCAGCATGGCCATCGCCAGCAACGGGGTAATACCTATCCATTCACTGACTACCGCAGTGATTGCACTGAAGGAGATAGCCGGCAGTTGCAGGTTATATTTGAAACTGGGCGCCACCGAAAGAAAGAACTCCTTCAGGGAATCATATCCATAGGTACCGACGAACTTGGTAATAAAGCGTATCATATCTTTTTTTGTCACAAAGGTACCATCATACCATCCGCTTTCATAGGACAAAAAAAGCCCCTCCGTGGTTGAAGGAACGGGAACGCAAAACAAAATACCGCTTTGGGTCCCATTCCGTTTGCGAGCGTGCGAGCAAACGGAATGGGTGCGCCCGCACCCCATCCGTCAAATCATCCCTTCATCGCAAAAGCTATAATATCCGTCATTCGTTATAATTACATGGTCCATCATCCGAATGTTGAATATCCCTGCCGCCTTTTTTAACTGTTCCGTCAGCCTCTTGTCATCATTGCTCGGTCGGCTGTTGCCGCTCGGATGATTGTGTACCGCTGCAAACTGCGAAGCTCCCGTATTTATCAACACCTGCATTATCAGCCGTACATCTGCCGAAGTCTGGTCTATACCGCCTACTGAAACCTGTACTTTCTTGATTATTCTGGATGCATTATTAATAGCCACGACCCAAAACTCTTCATTCCGTAAATCACCTATTAACGGCTGCATCAGTTCGTATACATCCTTGCTTGAAAGAATCTGCCTGCGTTCAACCTGTTGAGACTGCTGTCTCTTGTACATCTCCACCGCTGCCACGGCAACTTTCTTGCGTCCAGGCGTCAAGGATGCAAACAGCCTGTCAATGTCTATCTCCCCGTTGCTGCGTTCAACGTCTGAGACAATCTGCCTGTTATTGCTTATCTCGTAAATCAGTTCACTGTCACTCATGTAACGACAATCATTATCGAATAAAGTATTCATAACAAAAAATATATATTAGTTATAAGAAAGAATTGTTCTACCTAAAAAATAGCCTCCCAACACTTTTGCACCTAACTTTTCCAAAGCACAAGCAAAACGGGCGTAAGAATGTCCCTGCGTCAGTATATCATCAAACAGAAGTACTTTTTTCCCATTGAAAAAGCCGCTATCAAACTTGATAACTTCAACCTCCTGCACCGTCTTGCTACTCTTTGTCTCATGGATGGCGAGACGTCCGCCCTCGATAGTAATTGCCTTATATGCGTTACAGCATCCTGTCAGCCGTGCCACTTCTTCGGCAAATACCTTGTATCTGATTTCGTTTTTTTTCGCTGAACTTGCAGGAATGCAAACGAATGTTACGTTCTCGCAATCTGCGCCAAACTGCTCCCGTATCTTCTTCGCTACGAGTTCCGCAACCGATACACTACGTTTGCCGTCTTTAAAGTCCCATATCATCTTTCTGATTGCCCACTCACGTTTATTTGCCTCGTACTTGGTAGGTAAATAATCGAAGAAGTTGAACATAAATTTAGACCACTGTTGTTTCCATGCTTCGGGAATGTTTCTTTTTGCTGCCATAACTGTAAGTTTTAATTTTATTCTGGATTTTTGGAGTCGTCGGGTGGAGCCTTTTTATTTTCTCCGTTTCCCGGAACGACTTTTTTTTATTCCGGCGTGTCTGTATGACGTGCGGTATGGTTGCCTTTTGATGCCGCAATAATTGAGGTGCCGAAGATGACATTCTGCAAGGTTCCGACTAAAACCGGAGGCTTGAATACTACCTGCAAGGTGGAGATTTTTTGGCGGACAACGCCTGACCTTGCTTGTCAGACCGGTGCCCTACATTTGCGGACTCAAAAGACTACCTGACCGCATACAGACATGCAGAAATAAAAAGGAGTTCCGGAAGAGAAACGGAGGTACGTCAAGCGGAACGCTTACCGCTCTACGGTCTCTACCTAAGAATTTGAAACAGAAAAGACCGGGGACCTGCATGGGTGCAAACAAACACGGGAAGCGATGCTTCCTACCTCTATAAGCGCGCAAAATCCGTACTGGGGAAATAGATTTGCCTGCCTATTTCTTCAGTACGGATTTTGCGCGCGCCGGGGACTCTGTTAATGAATGTTATAAGAAAACTACCTTCTTGAGAATGAACACACAACACCCCGTTTTCCATCCGAATGGAAAAAGAAACGGAAGTTTCTTCCTACCGCGCCCTATCAAAAAGCGCAAGGGAAACCGCAAAAAAGTAAGGAAATATGACAAAATAATAGATTTTTACATTAAAGAAAACACCCTCCGCCTGTCCTCCGACGCGGAATCCGGTCCTCAAGCGTTGCGAGTCCTGTTATAAGTATTGCGATAACTGTTGCGAATGTGTGAAGTTAATCAGATACGTGCGTCAACGAACCCATAAGCCTGCCTGAGCAGATGCCCGTACTTCGTCCAGACACGTTTATCGACCGCATCACCGAAGTGCGTTGCTTCTTCAGGAAGGATGGACTGGTTGCGCTCGCTGCGCTTATCCTTGGCAAACCGTCCTTCACGATCTTCAATAACGCGTGTGTTGTTCATGGATATCAGCGTGTACTTGCATTTCGAGCCGTTGAAACGCTTCTTCGGAAAACGTTCGTCTTTCTCCGCCAGGATAGAAGCCCACAACAGATATTTATCATGCTGCGGCGGCTCCATGCCCGCATGGGTGTGCTGTACCACTGTCCAGCCGTGTTTCTCCAGACGCTCAATGGCAAGTTCATTATAGGATTTTTTATTGTTGGCGCGACGTGCATCCCCGTAGCGGTCACGGTAATAATGCAGGTGCTTGTTGATATGGTTACGGTAATAGTGACAGAACTTATCCATCAGCGCGTTGACCATCGTATCGTCTTCTTCGTCACGCTTGACAAAGAACTCGTTGATATTGTTATCCACCGGCTCACGTGTCAGCAGCTTCGTCACGAAATCATAATTGCGTTCCTGCGCCACTTCAAGGAACGAGGCGGCAGAACCCCAGTCAGGCGTCAGTTCTATCGGCTGGTTCGGATTGCAGTCCAGATCACGCCGGCTGTCATCGTTGTTGGCAAGCTGCTGCCAGTTGTAGTTATGATCTTCAGCAAAGTCACGGATATAGTCGTCATTGGTCGCATTGTAATAGATATGGCGTTCATCCAACTGGTAGTAGCAGCTATCAATCTTATCCACCATGAAATTCAGGATCTCGATCATGAAGGAAAGCTTATCCATAACTTTATACTGGTTCAGGATATAGTTCATACCTACATTGGCGATGTTGTCGAAGATAGAGCCAAGAATAAAGAGTGTACCGTCGCGTGAAACGAACGGTGTGATACTTTGCCTGAGACGGACGGTTTCATTCCAGATCTCCTTGAAGAGTCCCGCATCATTCGCAATCCTTGCATCAATGAGCTGCATCTGTAACCGCACAATCTTATTCCAGACATCAAACAGCTGGATGCCGCGTTCTTCCTCGTAATACTTGGCCGGTTCAAGCAGCCATTTCTGTTCAGGCGTGTAAGGCATGGAGGAAAGAAAGGTGTTACCGTGATGCTTCAGAACCGGATGTTCCGACTTGCGGCCAAAAATGTGTTCATTACCACGGTTGGTCGGTGCCGCCTCCTGGTCAAACTTCTCCTTATCGAGCGTCAACGCTTCGTCGGTGATGTTGTAATCCGCGTTCGGACCGCGGCTGTTACCGCCCTGGGTAAGTATATAAAGCATGTGCCCGTTACTGAAGCTGATACCATACTCAAACGACATGATGTGCTCGTAAGGCTTGTACCATCCCTCAATGGGACTGCGACAAACCACATAATCACCGGTCTTGCGGACCGGATCCCATTGTTTGTAACCGAGCATCTCCAACATCTTGAAGGCTGAGGGCAAGGTTTTAGTCAATGCCTGACCAATGGTAGCCTGGGTAAGCGTGGTAATACCGCGCGGCATCATACGGATATTGTCATCTATCACGGCACCGGTAATGAATGACTTGCCAGTTGCACGTGAATAGATGACATACCCGTTCTTGTACGGCATCACCAGGAATGCCGCCTGTGCCGGATTGACCTGTATAACCTCTTCCCAAACGTTTTCGTCCATTGTCCTGCCGTATCAATAACGTGGGAAAACAATGTAGTTCACACCTTCGGAGGAAGTCATACGGGGCATCGGCTGCCCTGTATCGTCTAATAGTTTTTTTACTTCATCCGGTTTAAACTTTGCGGATACGGTACAAACAATCTGTGTCTTGCTGACCGATACCATATCAATATGTTTATGGTCAACCAGATAAGAGATTAAGCGTTTATTTGTCAGTTTCTTCATGATAATCTATTTATGAGTTCATTATTTCTTCTGCCTGCACATCGTCAATAGGCGTGTACATGGAATCCACAAGGACTTTCTGCTCTTCCTGGGAAAGATTGCGGATGGCGTTCAGCGGAACATCTACCTTTTGCCCCATGCTGTTGATCTGAATATAGAACACATTCTTCTCCATGCGTCGCGGATCCTCAACCGAAGCCGGACGTTCGCCAATCATCTGATGCAGCACCTTCTTGGCGTTGTTCCAGTTCTTCAGATCACCCCTGAGCTTACAGTCCCGGATAAGCTGAATCTGGTCCTTGATCATCCAGGCGAACCAGAAATCCCAGTCAAACTGGTGCTGTGTCTTGAACAGTTCTTTTGCCAGGGCGATATCTTTACGCACCTGTGTACGTGAAATCCGGTATTTCGCCAGCATGATGTTGATGATATGGCTTTCATTCGGATAATCATCCAGCAAACGGGCTATCTGTAACACTCGGTTACACTGTACCCGTAAGTGCTCCGGCAACGGGCTGTTCTCCGGGTCAATGATGTGCTGCTGTATAAGGTCATATGACTGTTCCTCCAATGCGGCCTTGCTTTTGGATGTTGTCAAGCTGTTACTCATACTCAAGATACTGCTGTTGCGATTTAAAGAACTTGATCAATTCCTGTTGTGCCGGATTGCTGCCATTGATGGCGGACTTGATGATAGCCTCCCGTACTTCAACCATTTGGCTGAGATGCCCACGATAAAAAGCCGTCCGGACTTCAGTGCCCGGAGTACGAAGTTCTGCAAGAAAATCCGTCTCATCCACACCGATATTGATTGCGATCATTCCCGGAGGGATAAGGCGGTACGCCATTTTCTCAATCTCCTCACGTTGCTGCTGCGTCAAACTCATCATTCAACATTTTAAAGTCAAAGTCAAAAATATCTCTGCCGGTATGGATGATTCCACGCTCCAGCTTCGGGTTATGCGTGGCGTTCTGACTGCCTACTACGGTGATGTTCCAATCTTCGTTATACAGCAACGCTACTTTCGCATGCAGTGCCAAGCAACGGTAACAGTCCGGAAATGTAGTCACCAGATAATCGAACGGTTTGGGTGAGATGCTGCGTACACGGTTATCAATTAAGAATCGTACCGATAGCAACTCACCGGTCTCAACCTTACGACGAAGGGCATTGATACTATCCATCGAGATGGAGTAAGTAGTCAAGAACAGGTGTGCCGGACCGGTCTGCTTCAAAATATATAAAATCAACTGGATCAGGTTGAACGCTCCTGAAGAATAAAAATGCTTGTCCGTGCCGGGAACCAGCATTCCCATAGCGTCCGGATGCAGCAGCTTCTCCGAAACCCGATCATGGTCGGAGGCTGCCACATCCGTTTGGCGGAGAGGGAGCGCATTGTCCTTCATTCTCTCCGCCGGCATCTCATTCATATCGCTGCAACATACCAACATTATTGCAGCTCGGCCAGTCTATACTCTATTTTCTCTACCAATGCCTCCTGATCAGCGACCTTCTTCTCGTATCTCACACGTTTGGGGCAGTCCGGAAGCGGGTTTTCCTTGCCGTCTTTAGGTTTGCTCTCTGAAGAATACAGCAACATGTTTTTTGCCTTGGTAATCTTGCTCTTGGCATTGGATTTCGCTTTCTTCAGCTCTTCGACGGAAAGGGAACTGATATCGGTCTGTTCATCTTCCTTTTCCGGCTTTTCTTCAGCGGCATCCACTTTTTTATAAAGCTCGTCCAGCTGCTCATCAGTCGGCAACTCCTTATTCTGCTCATATTGCTGTTTGATGGCAGCCAGCAATGTCATACGATTGGAGAGAGAGGCTATACGGGTAACAATATCCTTGCGCTGTGCGCATACAGCCGCCGTATTTGTCTCACCCTGTTCGGACAGTAACCGGTGCAACCGTGAACGTTCATTGTAGCAATCTCGGAAATCATAGATAATTTTGGCAATGACAGGCGGATAAGCGGGCTGTTCATCCGTTTCACGTGCCAGTTCTTTTTCCGCAATGGTAACAATGGCCGCCGCCGTTGCTTCCGGAACCGTCTCGACACGTCCGTCATTACCGGGCACCGCATCATCCGCCAGGTCCACATCCTCAAAGCGCGGATCATCCGGATGATACCAGACTTTAATCATTTGCCGGATCTCGTATTCCAGCTTCTCGCGGGTATGTGGCTTTTCGCCTAATTTAGCCAGTTTGGATGATACGATTGTCTTGTAACCTGATTTAGCAAGGATAGCCACACCAGTATTGTATTCTCTCTTAGCAGAGTTCAGCCAGGCGATACCTTCTCTGCGGGCTACGATATAAGCATTTGTAATTTCAGCCATGATTCTTGATATTAACGTTATACAAAGGTGTTGCGAATTTTATTGCTGTGATAGGACAAAACAAAATGTCCGCCTTTCGGAAAAAATCCGGAGACGGACATAAACAAGCAACTAACCAAACGAAGAAACAAAAATCAACCTCCAGGTGCGTTCTTTACAGTGAGAATGTCTTCCGCATCACCTTCATACACACATTTACGCGGCGCGGTGAAAGTATAATGAAGTGTGTTCTGATTACGCGCGGTAGAGTTTGCCCCGGTGGTAGAACCATCTCCGGAGGCACGCATAGCACCGCGGCGTTTGTCACCCATCAGGTAGTTCGTGCCGTTGTTGTCGGTCACGATAAAGAACATCTTGCGCCCTTTGGTCGCATTCTCAAAACCGAATATCTTCTTCCGCATCTTGGCCGAAATGATATTCAAGTCCATCAGGAACGATTCACCACCGGTTTCTCCCTGATCCGTAATCTTGAACTCAGCCAGTTCGTCAGTGATATCCATCTTATAGGCCCGGCAACCTTCTTTCATAACAAGATCACCGACCAGTGCACCGGCTGCCTCCAGTGAAAGCGGATCATCCGTCTTTTTCGGGTAGTCCGGCCATGTCGCCACATCTGCATGATAACCGAAGATAACGGACGGTATGATACCGCCCATATTATCCTGGTTCTCGCAGTCCATTGCCTCGTTGATATCATCAAGGGCAATACATAATTTAGGATCTACTTCTGCCATAGTCACAGGATTTATTCAGATTTAACAACGTATGTGCCGGTCACTTTCTCTACTGCGCCCGCAGCAGGAGTTTTCTTCTGCACGGCAGGAGTGGCATATCCGGCGGCCTCCAGGAACTCGACGGTATATTCCTTACCACCGGGAACCGCTACATACGTGCCGGAATCACGCCAGCCCTCTTCACCCTGAATGCGCCATTTGCCACCGTTGGCCTTCGCTTCATCCGGTGCAATTGTAACCTCGATATATCCGAACGGGTTGCTACCTTCAGGATCCACCGGACGGTCATTAACACAGAACTCCGATTTATGCACCGATACGAACTGGAATCCGATCACGTACTTGCCCGCAGCATCGAACGTATAAGGATTACCGGAGAAGAACGGCTTGATGGACTTGAAATCGCTCTCCTTGTCAAAGCCGTAGCAAATGTTCCCTTTAGTGGTCAGCATGACGAACTGGCTACCATCGGGAAGATTCGGAACACGTACCAGCTCACAACGGTTGTTGGAACCGAGCAGGTGTTGTGTATCGGAAGTATCTTCTTTTAATCCGATAACGATAGTACCTTCATCTTTGCGCCAGTCATCATACATGTCGCCCAAATCGTCGGAAATGAACATCTTGATGTTCTTCTTGCGCTTGAAGGTACGCGGCATGTGGCGCCACATCTCCAGCAACTTTTCGCCAATGTTGGCACGAGTCAGCTCACCGGTAGCGTAAACATTGCCCTCGGCACTGGAAATATCTCCGACTGCCTCGCCTTCGGTAACAATGGTACCGATACCGTCGAAAGAGTCCTGAATGTCCGTCTTGTTCTCATCAGCGCTGTATTTCGCTGTGAAGATGGCAAACAGCAAATCATTGGATGCCAGTTCATGGCCGTGGTTGATCAGCCACAACTCGAAGGGATGTTCTTTGCGGAGCGTACCCGGTACCTCAGCAATGTAGGTGCGACGGTAACGTTCCGGCTCATCGGACATCTCCATCACAACCGGACGTACAACCAAACGACGGGGAACAATCTTACCCAAATACTTGCCGGCTGTAAACTTGCCGGTGTACTTGCCGGAGATGCTGCCACCCTCTACCTTGCCCAATTCAAGGGAATCAGTAATGCCCGGTACCGGAGTGAAATGTTTCAATACCTCCGAAGCGTCGAGCTTATCGACCGCCTTCAGGATGTCTCTGTGCTTTTTTACCGCGGTCAGAACCGTGGTAATGTCAATAGGTGCTTTAAAATCCATAAATAGAATAGTTTAGATGTTATTCATTCTCATAACTGTTGATAGGGTCCGTGGCAATGTCCGCAAACTTGCTGTCCTCGTTCGATTCCTGATGACTGGCGGTTGCCGTTCCGGGAATCTTGGCCACGATATCACGGATAACCTGTACCTTAGTCTTGTTGTCGGCTGCATTCCTGACGCTATCACTCAGGCTGTCGAGGTCGTTGACAACTGCCGTCAGATTATTCTCGGCCGTCTGTCTGGCTGTATTGGCGGCTGTCAGATCGCTTTCAGCTTTGGTTTTCGCCTCATTGGCTACCTTGATGGCGTCATTGATAGCCTGCAAGTTTTCTACGGTAAGCGATGTCTTACCGTCTTTTTCCTCAATGCCTTCGCAGTTGAGGATCTGATTAATGAAAGTAAATTCTTTACGCATGGGAATAACTGTATTTGAATTAGAAATGTCTTCAGAGGTATTATTGGCAGGAAACAGCCCTTTGATACCGTCAATGATTTGGGAAACAAGGTTTCTGTCATTGCCTTTAGGTTGTGTTTCCGATTCGGAAGCATTGAGTACCGGCAATGGTAAACCGATGGCAGTAAAGCAGTCGGTTATTTCATTGGTTATCTGTGGCTTTTTATGGGCACCGGGAATGATTTTGTCAATGAATCCCCAGTCCTTGGCTTCAGAAGCCGGCATCCAGCGTTCTTCTTCCATCAGGGCAATAACATCCTTCAGACTCTTGCCGCTGCGGTTGATGTACTTTTGCGCAATCATTAAGTCAATGGCTTCGGCGCTCTTCTTCTTGTTCTGCAACTCCTTAATGGCACCTTCAATCTGATCGGCATTGAGCTGTCCCCAAATGTCCACGCCCAGACTGCACTTATGCGCCAGCCACATACCGTCTTCATGCATCTCGATGGAATTGGCACCGAACGCCAGTATGGTAGCCGCTGAAGCGTTGAAGCTGATAAACTCCACCGTCACATTGCCATGCTCGGATATAAGGTTTGCCATGGCGACCGCTTCGGCCACATCACCGCCAAAGCTTGAGACCTTCAGGCGGACGGGTTGGCCTTTTGCCTTATCTAAAAAGTATTTCAGATAATTTTTGTTGTAACAATACCGGTCAATACTGCCGAATAATGTGATAACTGTCTCGTTCATATAACTTTTTTGCGCAAAGAAAAGCGCAAAAAAAACGGTGCCCAAGGACACAGGGCACCATCAAACAGGGAATAAGCGTTGTTTTTACGCTTCCAGTTCTTCCAATCCGGATATATAAATGGTGGGTTCATCCTGTACGCAGGTGAATGTGAATGACGTGCCGTTCCGTTCTGAAACCGAACGTCCGCTTGTCTTGTTCGTGGCAAACAGCATAAGCGCGTCTTCCTGCCCGCACCAATGTACTTCGCCGTTACCGTCCACCGCCAATACATACCACAAACCACGCTCCAGAGTCTCTATTAACTGATGATTCACTGAGGAAAGTTTCGGAATTACGCCTTCAATGGAAACATTCCAGCAATCCCCCGCATCATTCACCTCCTTATCCTCATTATATATATAAGTGTCATTGGCATACACCGGAATGGAAATAATATCCTCCCGGTTGCGAAGTTCCAGGTAGTTCAGACCACCGGCATAATCCTTACGGATCCGCAAAAACGAGGTCGGAGGAACAGCAATCACCTGCAACAGCCCGCCGACATTTTCAAAATCATAGTTTATCACTTTCATACGCTAATCTTCCTTGCTGGGAAATTGTCCCAAACTCGGACAACTTCCCCAATATAATACGGTTAATAAAATCAAAAATCGTTGTATTCTCCACTGTCTTGCGATATCCGTGTCGGTTATACTCCCTACGGATGGTGTCATAAGACCAGGTGTCTTCAGTAAATCCGAACTTCGTCTGGAAATTACGGATGGCGGCTGATAGAGGAAGCCCCATACTCACGTGCGTATCAAGATACAGGAACAATATCTGTTTGATCCGCCGTTCAATCTTGGTACCGAACGCCACCACTTCGGTATTTGACATCGACCAGCCATAACGGTAGAAGTCATCACGACGTATCTCTACCGCTACATTGGCCGTATAACGGTAGAGGTTACGGTATTTGTTTTCGTAGCGTCCGGGTTTGGACAGCCGGGAAAGGAAATCATTCTGCAACTCCTTGTCGGAAGACAGGTTAACGATTTCAGTCCAGGTATCATCAGGCGTATTGAAATTATGCAAAAGGAACTGCTTAACATACGGTTTACAAGGCAGCCAGCAGACAAATCGGTCTTTCTTTATCATTTAAAGTGTTGATTTTTACACAAAAATAGCAAGATTGATTAATATATTAATCACTTCTCCACATTTTTATTCCTATATTGAGCAGACACATTTTGCCCTCTACACCTTCTACACTTTCTACAAGTCATAGAAGTTCCTATATATCAACAATATAACGGTTTTAGTATAGAAGAAAAAGTGTAGAAAAGGCTTCTACAAAGTACCATTTTGTAGAAGAAATGTAGAAAAGTCATATTTTGTAGAAATTTGTAGAAGCATGTAGAATCTATATTTATAATGTAATATACTGATTTATAACATTGTAGAAAGTGTAGAAAGTGTAGACGCATTTTTTGCCCCAAAATAATACGTACTTTACGTTCAGAAAGACACAAAAAAGCCCCTACCTTCACAGGCAAGGGCTTCTGCACAACTATGATAGACGTATTAGAACATATACGGAGAAGTACCGTTCTCCCTCGGTTTATTATTCTGTGTTTCCTCTTCCTCATCACCATCAGCCATCCCCATATCAATATTAAGATTGATGTTATAGTTCGTCATCAACTCAGTGTAATCGAAACAGAGGGCTTGCTTGGTCATGCTGGTTTTCCGATAATATTTTTGACCGCCTGTTTCCACCTCTTTAGTAACTTCTACTCCCTTCAGTATATTCTTGAAACGAACGGAGTTTTGTACACCCAGGTATTCTTTGGAGTTCTCGATATAAAATTTCAGGGATTCCGTTGGTAGCGCGTTGTCACCTACCTGCCTGGCGAACTTCTTGTACAGCATAAAGATACGGTCTGTCTGCATACGCAAAATGGGGCGCGGTTGTTTGAATGTCAAGTCCTTTACCTTATTGGTTTTGAGATTGGAAAGATAGTCTATACGAAAGTCAGCTTCCAGAAAGATTTCTCCATCCTGTTGCAAGTAACTGACCACATTCCAAAAATTGGCCAGTTCGTTATTACTTTTACATTCTCGGTTCTGGCGGATGATACCATCCACACAAATCCCCAACAATTCACGGTAGGTAAACGGCACATCAAGCACAGCTTCAAGTGTTCGGAAGGCTGCCAATGGTATGACCCAGTTGCGTTGTATGCGGTCCTCAATGGTTGTTTCCTTCAGACGTTCATTGAGATCATTCATGCACTGGCGGTAATTGGTAGAAAAATCAGTCTCCATCTTAGAGCGATGCCGCAATAGCTGAAGGGCCAAATGTGACAACCCTTGTAAACTGATAGCGTCACATTCATTAAAAGCCCGTTTCTCTTCATTGGAATATTCAGTCTTGTTGAATGTCAGATAAATCAAACGGGAAAAAAGGGCTATATCAATCGTCGGCATCTCCTGACCGGATAATATGATACCACAGTCTACACTTGTAATCTCACGTTTTTTGTCCCGGTCCATATTCATGCGGCTACGCCCAGTTCCATCCCACAACCCTTTTAAGAACTCGCGCTTATCAAGGTCAATGCTATTTTTATATTCATCAAGATGAACCAAAGCATTTGCACACTGTGCAACCGCATCGCTCAATGCTGCGATAGTTGCATTCTGAATATTGGGAGCTTTATTGTCAATGACGAAAAATGACATCAGGCTTTTACCAAGCTCAGACTTACCGGAACCTTTCGGACCGAATATATTAAGAATGGGAAAACTTTTGGTTTGTCCGGAAATGATATCCCGGAATAATGTAGCAAACAAGAAACATAATCCCACCTTTGCGTTATCTCCGAATACCCTAATCAATTTCTCGCTATACTCACGCAGGCTAACATTATTATAAGAGGTATATATAAATTTGCGTTCAAACTGGAAAAGCTTCACATCATCACGATAAATAGTACTGCAACCAGGCAGATAAAAATTGCCATTTTTAAGACGTACGATACCATATTCATCAGCAGCATGCCATTCCGTATCAAAACAACCGTTACCATATGCAAAGAATCCCTGACGTTGCCAACCAAGCTGCGTGACTTCAAGCGCTGTTTCTGTCTGTTCATAAAGAAACATCTTCAGTTTGGTCAGCTCCTTTTCTGTGGCCAGCCAGATATAATTACCAAGACCTTCAACTTTCTGTTTGAATTTGGAAAGTGACACAAGATCCTCCTGCTTCATTTCAATGATTTCCTCCTGTTTATTCTGATTCTTGATGCGATACAAACGTTTTGGAAGCAAAGAATCCTTAATGTGAAACATGGGCATCATGATAAAATTACTCCATTGTACCGCCTTGCCACTGTCACCAGCTAAAGCAAAATAAGCGTTGTATTCTTCGTAAAAGCCATATTTCTGATAAAGATCCCGGTCTATCTTCTTGCTTTCATCAATAACCTGTTTGGCCTTATCCAGTTTTTTAGCGCGGTTAATGGCCTTCTGCCAAAGTTTCTTGTCCTCATAAAATGATTGCAACTGCTTTAGGTACATGGACTCCTTTACTTCATCCTTCACCATTACTACCATCGTACAAATGGTATTGATGGCATCACTGCGCTCTTCAGTAGTATTTATATCCTGAAATATGTAACTTGCGTACCATGGTATAAAATCAACTTCTTTTAGTTCTTGAAACTTCTGAATGCTTGTGCAATAACTATCCGGATCGTTCTTGCTCTGCTCCTCCCCCATGGGAAGTTCTTTGACCGACACGCCAAATCCGCATTTCATAGCCAACATACCGTTACGCATCACGTTACGAATACCTGCACCTAATTTTTCGCTTCTCTCCAAATTTGGCGGATCTGCATCCGGAAGAAAACAAAGTTTAGTAGCATACTTCTTCAGTTGCTCCATTTGGTTTTCAGTCCAATCTCCCCCAAGCGGCGCTACTGCATTATTGACGCGAATGCGTTTAAGCTGCATCGCATCAGGGGCACCCTCCACCAGATAAAATTTATCTTCCTTAGCCGCCTGGCGTATAGCCGTATCGATACCGAATATTGAATCTCTCTTATGGTAGATATCACTTTCGGTAGAATTCATATATTTAGCCACCTTATCACCGGACATATCACGGGCAGTAAAGCCGATTATTCTCCGGAACCGATCCCGTATAGGGATAACGATACGATTACGATAAACATCATAAGTATTACCTTTTTCACCGACCTTCAGCAATCCCATTTCCTTCATCAAGTCGATAGACAGACCGGATGATCGGGCGAACCCCAACAAATCATCCCATTTGTCAGGGGCGAAACCAATTCCCATTTCTTCGGCATACTCCAGCCCCCAACGTCCTTTAACATATTCAGCAGCCGTTTTATTAGTAGAAAGAAGTAAATTCTGCCGGAAATGTTCGGCACATCTTTGGTTGATGATAAACATACTTTCGCGCTTCATCCGTGCCTGTTCTTGCTCAGGAGTCAATTTCTCGTCCTCAACGGTAATGCCATATCGTTTACCAAGAGCACATACTGCCTCCGGAAAAGTCATAGTTTCATGTTCCATCAAGAAACCAATAGTATTTCCACCTTTACCGCATCCGAAACAGTGCCATGTACCGCGTGCCGGGTTCACCATAAAACTGGGTGTCTTCTCTTTGTGGAACGGACAACAGGTTGCATAATTAACACCTTTCTTCTTCAGTTCAACATAATCGGATATCACGTCAACAATGTCGGCACGATCCAAAATTTGTTCTATAATTCTTTCGTCTATCATTGCATTTATATATTCAGGTACTATCTTCTGAGAATGACAGTACCCTGTTCTTCGATATAGTAGCTGTATATGCCATATAAGTCAAACGCACACAGGCATGAATACACGCATTTCATGAAAAGATCATAGTTCTCCGGACTGACCTTTTCAAGTACCCGGAAAGATTCACCAGGCTGCATATCATACAGCCTGATGAATACTTTATTATAATATTCCGTCAACCTCTCCCCCCCCATCAACTCAATATAAGACGGAATCCAGGATTGACTGTCGTCCGGAAAATATTGAAGTAAATCCATGATCTAAAACATTAGCCGGGTACAAAGGAAAGAGAAGACAAATATGTCATCAAGGACATACCTTTCTTCATCCATATTTAATCCTTTCTAAATTCTTTTTTATATTTCATCTCAAACACTTTCTTTACTGTATCACAAATAATGGCCACAATAGGTATTGCACAGATAAGCGCACAGCTAATCCCTCCCCAATTCATATTCATTTTTGATTTGTTATTAGTTAATCAAAACCGTAAAATTGACCATACTTATTGAATCCGGGAGCTTCTTTTATTGTAGGTCTTTTTTCTGCATGTTGTGCTTTCCCTCGCAAATCGGTAGAATGTTCGTTAGCTTCTACAACCGTTTTAACGCCTGTTTCTACTATTCTTCTGTTCTCACACTCTTTACAATGTGGACTATTGCAATTACATTTAATCTTGTTCATTTTTATCTTGTTATGAAGGTTAATACTTCTTCCCGTGCATTTTCTCACGGAGTTGGTTATACTTCATCTTCTGCTCAACGTGCCAGAGCAAATCAATATTAAGATGTTTTGCAAAGCCGAAGATGGAAGTTACCATGTCATTAATGATAGTCGTAAAGTCGTACAAACCATCATACCTTACAGGAAGCGTAGAAATAGAATACATTGTTTCTGTAAACGATTCATCTTTGCAAGCTTCTGCCATATCGTCAATAGTATCGCTATTCAAATCCATTATGGATAATTCTATGTTGTGCAGTCCAGCAAGGTCCAGTAGACGGATAACAGCATCGGAAAGCTCATCTTCAATGGTATCTTTGATATATCTATTGAATACGTTGATAAACTTTTCTTCATTCGTTAGCCACCCTTGGCACTCGGCATATTCACCGATTTTATACTTTTCTTTATCAAAGTGTCTATTTTTTCGGTCTGCTTCCACAGCTTCCATTAACTCGCTAATGACAAGACAAAAGCAATGTTCGTTACTCAATTCTTCATCGTGAAAACCATGTTCACAGGCGATTTTATATGCCCTATCACGGAGGGCATTCAAATTAATATTATTCATTTCTTTATTGTTATGAATTAAATTTCTCCTCTATATCTTGATAATCTATGCAGTTTATAGGAATACATAAATCAGGTTCTTCTAATTTGATGTCAGGTCCATAACATTCTATCTTTTTAGCACAATTAATACAGAGATATTCTTCATTTTCCACAATATTCTTTTTTAATTTGTATTGAATTACTCTTCGTCATCGAAATCCTCATTATATAAATTATACCCAGCTAATACAGCTTTCTTCAGCTCTTCCCGAAGATCACAATTTCCTGATCCTGATAAGAGCATACGGTCAGCAATTTCGTATGCACGTTCTTCCAATGTTTTTTCACCCACTTTGGAATACTGGATAACCATACGCGTATTGTATTTCTCACCTTTATAATTTAGAACCTGGCTTAAAACAACTTCAGCAGCATTCATCTGAATGGCTTCTTCAGATAATTTCATAAGAACAAACTGCATCAATTTTAACATCTCCTTACCACCTTCTTCTGCTACGATCTTTAAAAACTTGCAGATTACTTGATCTTCTTCCTTTGTCAATTTCAT